AAATCATGACGAAAGGGTGGTTCGTTTATGTGCAGATATTGGTATTCCACGTATATATTTAAAGAACTACAATGAAATTTACAAAACTAAAACTTGGAACTGGGATTACAGTTTTATTATTGACAATGTATTTTACTGTCATGGTACTGGTAGCGGTGGTATGTATCCTGCTTTTAACCAAGTAAAAGCACGTGCAATGTCTTGTGTAATGGGACACCACCACAGTATTGCTGGAATTAATTGGATCGTAGGACCAAACACAAGATACTTTGGAATGGATGTTGGTTCAGGAATAAACAACTCCTATATTGGATTCTCTTATGGTATCAACCACCTAAAGAAACCAATCGTGTCTTGTGGTGTGGTTATTGATGGTAAGTTTCCTTATTTAGAGGTCATGGATTTATAATTTCATTGGAAAATTTAAATGAAAAGTAAAAACAAATTGTTAAATATGGCAAATAAAGCAGCTGATAAGAAAAAATCATTCTTAAAAGATGTAGTTCTTTCTTATAAAATCCCAAAGCTTGTTAAGATTTTATGGGTAGATGCCTATACCATTGGAGGTGAAGAATGGATTGAAAAAGATACAGCTAAAAGTTATGCTAAAGAACCATTACCTCACATGATAACAGTTGGGTTTGTTCTGTATACAGATAATGAACAAGTTGCTCTAACAAATACTATCGGACCTGGTGAAACCGCGCAGATAAACAAAATCCCCAAGCGTATGATCATCAGTATTGAAAGTATCCAGTAGGTTGGGGCTAAAGAAGATTTAATTGTGGCTTATTTCAGAAAGGAAATATTATGAAAAGCAAGAAGCCAAGCAAAAAAGTTCTTAGCAGTAAGTCTAAGAAGACATCTAGCAAATCCAATATGATGAAGAAAGGAGGTTATTAAATTGACAACAACAGAAACTCAACCAGTAGAAACAGAAGTTGGACAAGTTCCATCAATTCGTAGCGATACTGTATGTACATATCTAATTAATATGGCTACAGTCCTAAGTTCAATTGTCGTAGATTTGAATGCACAAGTAGCATCAATTCGTCGGCTTACGCAAACTAATTCTCAGGAAGAAAATTCAAATGACAACAGCAAACTCTAAGTTTAAAAAGTTACCGCAATTTATTACACACACATTGACAACTAAATACAGTAATTTACTAAAGCCTGATGTTGCCTTTGGTGATGGTAGTGCAAATCACAACATTACAATTGTTGTAGATGAAAAGTTTCAATCTATTTTGAATCAGTTGGCTAAGACAACCAACACAAAGAAAATTAATGGTTTAAGAGAGGTAGACGGTGTTATTACATTTAAAGCAAAATCTAAAATTCATGTGGATGATGGTGTGTTCCCTTGTGTCGATTCTTTGGGCAAGGATACAAAGATTGTACCGTTTGGTGGTGACAAAGTTCGTTTAAAGTTGGCACCAGTAATTATTCAACGAGATAACTCTTTATCAATCTATCTGAATGGTATTCAGGTTATTGAAAAGAACTCTACTTTTAGCAGTACAGACTTTACTCCTGTTAAGGATGGTTTTGTAAGTCAAACTACAACCACTGAGAATCAGGAAGACAGTGATATCCCCTTCTAAAACATTGTCTTGGCAATTTAACATCAATCCTGTAGCCGCAAGTAGACCACGGATAAGTAGGTGGGGTGCTTTCTATGTAGGTTCTTATAAAAAGTTCCGAGAAGAAGCAGCTGAAAAAGTTTGGAATACAATCGGAACTAATTTCAAACCACTTACAAACACACTGGCTGTATCTATTGAGTTGTTTGTCAAACAACCCAAGAAGACAGACAGGGAATATCCTAGGCCAGATATTGATAATTTTGCCAAAGCGGTTTTAGACACCATGAATGGAAAGATATGGGAAGATGATACTCAAATTATTTCCCTGTATGTTACCAAGCAATGGGCAGAAAAAAATTCTGAGGGTTACTTTATCTTACAAGTAAACTGTTAACGCTGAAGAGATGGGTGTGATATTTTGTGGGTCTATAAATTTAATAGACTACAATCTATCACACCCTCCTTCAAGGAGGTATATTGACTGATTCTGTGTACATAAAAAAAACTGGGTGTCCCCGGTGTCAACAATTTGGTAATGATAATTCAAACGATAACTTAGCTGTTTACTCAGATCATGTTTATTGTTTTAGTTGTGGTTACTATAAAGGAAATAATATGAAAATAGAAGAAAGTGTTATTGAGGTAAAAGATTTTATTCCTTTGAGTGGTTCATTTGGTGATATATCTTTACTTCAAAACGAAAGACAATTAGGTGAAAAAGTTTGTAGATTGTACAACTATCAACTTGCCAAAGTTAATGGTAAGATGGTTCACATTGCAAACTACTACAAGGATGGTAAGTTAGTTGGTCAACACTTACGAGGTCCCGATAAACAATTTGCATGGAAAGGTTCTGCTAGGGGCGTAGAGTTGTTTGGTCAACACCTTTGGAAAACTAATGGTGGTAAGCGTTTAATTATTACTGAGGGTGAGATTGATTGCATGACGGTCAACCAAGTTCTTGGTGGAACATGGGCTGTTGTATCTCTACCCAATGGTGCTGCTTCAGCAGTAAAATCAATCAAGGATAACCTAGAATTTGTCAATAGTTATTCTGAAGTTATCTTGTGTTTTGATATGGATGAAGCTGGTCAAACAGCATCTAGAGATGTTGCAGATATTCTTCCTGCTGGTAAGTGTAAGATTGCAAAGCTGCCATATAAGGATGCCAATGAGTGTCTTATGAACTCTCAATCAAAGACATTGGTAAACTGTTTATGGGAAGCTCAATCGTATTCTCCAGATGAAATCTTACACATCTCTAAGATTGTAAATGACACTCAGAATATCGAAGACATCTGTGTTTATCCATTTCCTTTTCCAAAACTCAGTGAGTTCTTAATTGGTCAACGAAGCGGTGAAATTACTTTATGGGCTAGTGGTACTGGGTCTGGTAAGTCAACAATCCTAAGAGAACTGATTATCAATCACCTTGTGGATGGTCGTAGTGTTGGTTGTATCATGCTTGAGGAAGCACCTCAAGAAACAATGGATGATCTTATATCATTGTTGTTAAACAAACCAGTACGAGCCATTAGAGCTTCTCGTATGATGAATGCTTTACAAGTTAAGATGGGACGAGAAAAAATCAATGTCACTATCTTTGATGATCTTACTGAAGAAGAGTATCAGAAAGCTAAAGATACATTGTGTAAGACAAACCTTTTTATCTATGACCATCTTGGTAACAATGCTATGGCTAATTTACTAGCTCGTATAGAGTTCATGGCTACCTCTTTGATGGTTGATGTTATTATTCTAGATCACATTACAGCAGCAGCAGCTGGTCTTATTGGTGTTAACGAAAAAGATATTGATGGTGGTAACTCTGAACGCATCATTATTGATACTCTTATGAAAGAGTTAAGATCTATTTCGGTTCGTACTGGTGTTCATATAGATATTGTATCCCAACTAAAGAAAACAGATAAAGCGTATGAAGAAGGTGGTAGAGTTACACTACAAGACCTTCGTGGTTCTGGTGCATTATCCTCTGTTCCCAATACTGTAATTGGTTTAGAAAGAGATAGGCAAAATCCCGATGAAAGAAAAGCAAATACTACTCTTGTTAGAGTCTTAAAGAATAGACTGACAGGTAGAGCGGGAATTGCTACAGCTTTATTCTACAATCACAAGAGTGGTAGACTAGAGGAAATTGATTTTGTTATAGATGACGGTGGAGAAGTTTCGTTTGAATCTGTAAACCCAAACACAACGGAGTAATTGTTTATGAAAACTTGTGTTATAGATATAGAAGGCAACTCTTTATCAGAAGTAAATATTGAAAAGAAAGGATTTGCTAATCCAGAGTGTACTAAGATCTGGTGTGTTGCTACAAAAGATCGTGCTACTCACGAACCTAAGTTGTGGAAACAACATCAATTAAAAGAATTAAAAACCTATCTATCTAAATTTGATATATTGGTTGGCCATAATATTTATGGATATGATTTACCTGTATTGATACGCTTGTTAAACATATCACTCCCAACTTTAGTGGTAGACACATTGGTTGTTTCTCGTCTTATGTTTCCTGACAGAAATGATCATAAGCTTGGTGGTAATTCTTTAGAACATTGGGGTAAGTTTTTAAAGTTTCCTAAAACAGAGTATACTGGGAACTGGAAAAATTACTGTGATGAAATGGGACAGTACTGTTTGAATGATGTTATGCTATGTGAGCGAATATATGAATACCAACTTCCGTTTATTCTAGCCAACAAATCACTGGTTCGCTTTGAACATAATGTTTCTTATGTCTTGTACAAACAAACAGAAAATGGGTTTGGTTATAATCTAGAACTTGGTGACAGTCTTTTAAAATCCCTGATACTAGAAAAGCTTGACATTGAAGACAACATGAGAACTATCTTTCCAGATAAAATTCATGTAAGGTATTCAGAAAAAACAGGTAAAAGGTTAAAAGATAGAGTTGAGGTATTTAACCCAGGTTCTAGAACTCAGATTGCAGATCGTTTGACTGATAAGTATGGATGGATACCACCCACCACAGAAAAGGGTAATCCTAAAGTAGATGAAGAAGTTCTATCTAGTTTGGATTATGAAGAAGCTAAGAATCTAGTCAAGTACTTTGATACAATAAAGCTGATTGGTCAAGTTGAAGATTGGAACTTAAGGGCATCTACATCTAGAGACAAAAGGATACATGGAAGTATTAATCCTCAGGGTGCTGCAACTGGTCGATGTACCCATAGCCAACCGAATATCGCCCAAGTCTCTAGCGATCCCCGCATCCGCGATCTATGGCTACCATCGTTAGCT